ACTACCCCAATACCATCCCTGTTGTGTCTTGCGTATGGGCATATCAGTTTAGGAATCGTAGTTTGTAAAGGGTGCTATTGATTAAATTAGCAATGTTATCTACTTCGTTTTGCAGTTCGCTATCCTGTGGAAAGTTAGGCGCACGGCGTAGGGTTGCTACTTCATCTTTAAGGTATGTAAGGTAAACAACGGGGTCGGTTGCGGGTAATTCGTATTCGGCTTTGTATTTTGTAAGCAAACCGTATTTGCCTTGGAACGCTTCAACGAATGAATCAACCAAATCGCCTATTTCTTCGTAAAAAGCGCCCAAAGCCATGTGTTCGGCATAACTTGGGGTTTGAAAATGAAGAATATGCGCGTTTGTAACGCTATGCAATAGGCATTGAACGAATTGCATTACGGGATCATCTTGCGTACTTTGTACGGCTTCGGCACGGAATTTAACCATCATAGTCCTTCAGGTAGTGGAACATCGGTAGGCCATAAGCCCAATGCCTGTAATTTTCGCACCGTTTCTTTATGTGCCGCAAGCCAAATCTTTTGCCGTTCGGCTTTGTCCAGTTTGCCGCCTTGGTCGATTTCCATGTGACATGAATAGCACAAACTTGCAATCAGATTATCGTCTGCACGAATACCACGGCCTTTACCGCCTTGCCAGTTTGTGTGTGCGGCTACCACCGTGCCATCGTCAACCCCGCAATGTTGGCATGGTATTTCGCGGGCATGGCGCAAAAGGGTTTGGCTACGAATGTATTGGTGTTTCGGAAATCGCATTTTTATTCAGTAAATAGGCCCAAATTGTGCCGCCAATAACTTTAGCAACAAATTGCATAATAACAATTTCAGGCATTAAAGCGCCAAAAGCAATGGTAGGAAAAGCAATTGAATCAACCGCCGCACCCGCAATATTGGATGTATTTGAACGCTTAAACCAAGTTCCTTTAACTTTGGTAAAAACCGCCCAATCAACCAATGCCGCCAAAGCAAATGATGATGCTGATGCAATAGCAATCATCCCTGCTGATGGATTAAGCGCATAGGTTAGCAAACCTGTACCCGCAATTAAACCGCCCATTTGCCAAAACTTTAAGCGAACATGAAGCCAATCACGCAAAGCCAAATCTAAGCCAATAAACAAAAATGCGTTAATTGGGCTAATTGATGAGCCAAAAGTAGCCACTAAAAGGTTTGCAACGGTCATTGCCGCGGCGTATGCAATCAAAGCCAAAATCATAATAATGTTTCCTGTTCCATTGGTTGATAAAAATTCCATCGTGATGGCGCGTTATGAGCCTCTATGCGTGAACGCATAACTTGCGCCCTTGCTTCTTTGGTGGGTGGCAAATAATTGCCGTGTTTCCAATGAACATCAATGCCAACATTCCTACCAATATTGGTGCTATCAGCAGATGCAAATGGCAATTTGGTAAAAATAGCGGGGTCTAGCATCCTTAAACCGTGTAATTTGCAAGCAGGACGGCCCATATCATCGCAAATAAGGCGCATTGCTTGGCCCATTTTGACCCACCATTTAGCAGTTCCAATTGTGCTGAATTCACCCGAACTACCGATACAAACCCGAACATAAGTGTTTGCTAGTTGTTCAAGCCGTTCTAATGATTCGTGCATATGCCAAACGGGTGCGCCGTACCATGTAGGTAATGGGCAATCGCGTAAAAGTGCATCGTTATCTGCTTCAGTACCATCAATTACATCAGGAATAACTGCAAAGTCGCATGATGGAACGCGTTTTAAATCTAATGCCCAATCGTAAAAGGGTTGCCAATCCTTTACCGCTTCGCCTGATTTCCACGCTGAAAAAGCGCCGTTATCAAGTGCAAATGATTGAGCCACTTCAATTGCAACACCAAGTTGCCCCTGATGTGCATACGATATAAATGCGTGACCACATTCAATTGCTTTTACACAAGCGGTTGATGGGTTAATAACTAAACCGTGATAGTGAATCATTTAATTTCAACCACTAGGTTGCCGTTTGATTTAATGTAATCGCGGGTTTTTTGTACCAACCGTTCAAATTCAGCACGGGTTATGCTTCCCTGTTGCAAATCAGCATATTCGATTAAATCCCTGATGGCTTGGATGCCAACACCGTCTAAACCCATGCGCATGGTTTCTTGATAGCGCATAGCGGATTTGTGTAGGCTTTCTTGGGCTTTTTCGCATACGGGCAAAACTTCAGGGCCAACCCCGTTTTTCCCAAACATTTCCGCTAGGTTTAACAAATCAACAAGGGTGCGCCAATCCTGAACCGTACCGCTACCCCTAATCATTGAATCCAAGGCGGCATATTCAGTAAATCGTAATTTGTCCAATATGTGCCTTGGCGTGATTGATGCGCCAATAATTCCATGTGCTATTGGGTCTAACAATGCCCAAATCTTACGCTTAGTTCTTTTTCGCATTTTTGCGGTTTTGTTGTAGATTTTTACCTGTGATTCGCTTATTCCAACAAGTTTGGCAAATCCACTTAGTTCCCATTTCAATCCCACCTTCGGGCGGTTTGGCGGTTTCGCATTTGGTGCATAACTTGAATTTATTAGTTGAAAAGTTAGCGCCTAAATCAATCTGCGGCATCATGCTTTAACCCAAACATAAATAACCCATGCCCAAAATGCGGCAAGCATTAAAAACATGGTTGTTAAAACTACTTTGTTGCTCATGGTTCTTGCGCCCTTTCGTTTTCTTCTTTGATGTGTTCGCGCAACTTGTTAATGCCAACCATTTCCAAATCGGCAAACTGTTCTTCAGAAATCAGCGCCATTACTTCTACGCCTTCAAAGATAACGCTTTCGATGTTTTCAAAGTACGGCCCATGTTCATCTTTTTCGTATGTCATACGGCAAGTAACGGTTTCATCGCCCGCGCCTGTGGTGGCGTTAAAGGTAAATTCGTAATCGTTCATAACGGCGCATCCTCAAAGTTATCGGGGTTGAACTTAGGGCGTTTGTTGCCCTTATCTTTGGGGTTTGGAAATGGGGGAAATGGCCACATGGTTTTGCTTTCTAAAAGACCGTGATGTAACGGCATAGCGCAAGTATAAGCGGGCTTATTATCTTTTTCAACAAACTGTTTACTCCGTTGCTTTTACGCCACTTCGTTCATTAGCCGATTCGGTGCGCCAAATTTCAGATTTCATTTGAGCCGCGGCCAACATCCACTTCAAACTTTCTTCTTGCTCAATGGCTACACTCAACCCTTGCAATAATTGCTGATATTCGGGGTGCGCATAGGCTTCGCGTTCTTGGCTAACCGCGCTTTCGTAACCTTTTTCCATTGCTTCTTTCATCAATAAGGCTTTTTTGGTCTTTCGGAATTCTTCCAAGTAAATGCGTTCGGCTTTTGCCTTGGCGTACTTGGGCGCGTTTTCCATGATGTATTCGATGGCTTTGTAAGGTGCGTTCATCAGATTACCCCAATCATTCGTAAAGCGGCTTCAGGGCTGTCGATGCGGCAAACGGTACTTCCATTCCAACTTTCAAAAAAATCGGCTTGTAGGCCCGTTAAACGCTTTTTAGCCCCATCTTTACATTCCATTAGAAAAGTATGGCCGCGATAACCTACCAATAGATCAACGGGTAGGCCAATAATCCAAACATACGCACCCGCGGCGCGTAGTGCACTAACGATTTGTGTTTGGTTTGCATCAACCCTTGCGGCGTATCGCATTTGTTTCCCTTTGTGCGTTCATTCTTCGCTTTAAATCATCAGCGGCGGCTTGCCCGCGTTTGGCGGCAATGTCTTTAATGATTTTGTTCCACCATTCAATCGCTTCGCCCTTACCTTCTTCCAATTGCTTTTTGCGGTAACGGGCAATCCATTCCCGCGCTTCGCAATCTTTAAAGTGTTCCATGTCCATCAATGTCGCCAGTTAATTCCAAGGCTTTGAGAATCACCCATTGCGGGTAATGCACTCCATCGCGCACCCTGTCTAAAATTCTCATTGCCGTTTCGTATGTCATACAAACAAAAGTTGTTGTGTTTTAACAGAACCGCCCGCATCGTAGCGTTTTGATTCGCCTTTAGGGTATGGCAATACGGCATAGGTTAGTTCGCTTGCCAAACGCTTTTTTAAGCCCTTGCTTGCCGCAAAATAAACATAACGATGTTTACGCGCCCGTTCAACAAAGTAAACATTTTCTTCGCCGTACTTTTCAATCACTTCGGCATTGGTCATTCCATGTGCGTATGTTGTGTGATGCAAATGTTCTAAGCCTTTTACCTTTGGGTCTTTAAACTTGGAACTTAGGCCCGTGTAAATGAAATTTGTGGCTTGGTAAACATAACCTACATGGCCTTGGTCAGAATCGGCATACGAAACCACAATGCTAGGCTTGGGCAACATATCCATCGATTTAGCAACTAACTGCGATGCTATGTTTTTTTCATTTAGGCAAACTAATCGGTTTAATTCAATCACATTATCTTGCCATTGCTTGCCGCATACACCTTGCCGCAGGGTAGAACTTGCCGATGTGCCGTATGTCACAACCCCAACCAATTCATCATTGATGTAAGCGCCAAAGGCATACGAAATTGATGGCATCCGTTTGGCATAGTGTTTTTCAAGTAACCACGGTTCGGTTTCAAAAGTATTGATGGGCAGAACTTTCATTTGTACCCCAATGCTTGCGTAATTTGGGTATGCAGTTCAAGCGGTTTAACTTTACTTGGGTTGCCGCCTTCAATCAATCTAGGTTTAGGCAACGGCAAACCCTTTTTCCTAAACATTTCATCAGGCGACCTATCACCCATTAAAGCGGGTACATCGCCTGTTTGCCCATCGTGCGCTTTGTACAGTTCACAAAAACGATGTTGTAAATAACTCAAGTCTTTTGTTTCGGTGCGGCAAACTTTTGCCCATCCACCCATATCCCGAATACTTGCATGGGTTGCGCTATCGCCAAAATCAACATCGCTATAAGCCCCAACCGAACTCATAGCCTCATACACCCGCCCCCATTCACGCAAAGAACGGTCAGTTTTAGTGCCACCCAAAATACGCACAATATCGGCAACCTTTGGCACAAAATGTCCTTTGTCGGGGTCGGTCGCATGATTGCTTAGTGCCTGTACCACTTGTTCAAACTCAAAGGCTTGGCAACCGTTCCACCAAACATTCAATGTAAATTCGCTTACATCTTGTTTCCAGTAGCCAAGCGCATCACCGACCAATTGGTAAAAATCTGTTTTTTGATTTGGGTTCATGCTAAACCTTCTTTCTTTAACAATCGTTGAACAACGGCACGGTTTGACGCTTCTAATGATTCCTGTTTGTTAAGTTTGGGTTTTATGCCATCAGGCGGTAATGCCTTGGCTAACCATTCCAAAGGTTGAACGGGTTTAGCCCTGATGCAATCGCGTAGGGTGTTGACCAAGGTTTCATCGCCGTGCGCTTTTCTTAGGCTACCTAAAAACGAACGGGCGCTTTTGTCAGTAGCCCCCGCATTGGTCAACAATGGAACACCGTAGCCAAAAATAATTTCATCAGGCGTTAGGGGCGGTTTAACGCCCGTATCTTTAGATACGGAATTGTGTTCTGTGTTGTGTGTTATGTGTAGTGTGTCTTGTGTAGCATTGCTATCGGATTGCGTTGGCAATGCGTTCGCATCTTTCTTGTTCCATCTAGCCTTTGCGGACGCACTAGCCTTTTCACTTTTTTCGCCAATCTTGGCAATTTCTTTGTTTGCCCTATGGTGAATCCAACCATCCGCAGTTCGTTCGAAATACTCTTGCAATACGATTGAAATGCAATCGCTATGCGAACGCATCCTAATCT